AATGAGAAAACAGCAAAAAAAGGAAGGGGCTTAGAAGGGGCTTCGGAGGCCCTACGAAGCCAAGAGCAAGAGCAAGAGCAAGAGCAAGAGCAAGAGCAAGAGATTATGTCCGGCAAAAAAGCGTTGCCGGACGACATTCCGCTCGCCCCATTTTTGCCAGCCGATAAAACCGAACTTAAAAATGATTCGACAACGGCTAAGCAGACCAAAACGGCAAAAAAAGCGTTTAGCGTGACGGAAGCCGACCGGGATGCAGTCTCGATCATTGAATTTCTCAACAACGCGGCACAAACGCACTATCGGCCAGCCGAGGCAAACATCCGCCTGGTCAATGCCAGGTTGAGCGAGGGCTATTCTGTTGCCGACTTAGAGGCTGTCGTGGTGACAAAAACGGCGCAATGGTTGGCAGACGAAAAAATGCGGCCTTACTTGCGGCCAGAGACACTGTTCAGCAAAGAAAAATGCGCTCAGTACGTCGGAGAAACGCCAGCTAAACCGGCAAAAAAACAGACGCTGCAAGAGCGGCTGCGCATGTCACTGTGATCGGAAAAAATCATGAAAACGTGGTCAGATTTTAGAATTGTGATACCTGGAAACGCACGCGGGCCAGAGGTTTTTACAACGTGCCCGGAATGCAGCCCGACACGGAAAAAGAAAAACGCGAAGTGTCTGAGCGTGAACATCGAAAAAAATGTTTGGTGCTGCAATCACTGCGGCTGGGCCGGCACTTTGCTAGCAGGGGCAGAAAAACCTCGGCTGCTGCATTGGCAAAAACCGACGTATCGCGTGCCGGACGTAACGGCAGGGCCAATTGCGGAACAGGCAAAAAAATGGCTGTTAGGTCGCGGTATCAGTGCGTTCACACTGGAGCAATGCGGTGTTTTCAGTGGATCGGTTTACATGCCCCAAGTCGAGGACTTTGTGACCGCTATTGCGTTTCCGTACCGGCGGAACGGTGAAATTGTGAACGTGAAGTGGCGCGATGGGCAAAAAAACTTCCGGCTTGAATCTGGCGCTGAGCGAATTTTGTACGGATTGGATGACATTGACGACGTGACGATCATCGTCGAAGGTGAGATCGACAAATTGTCGTGCCATACCGCTGGGTTCCCCAACTGCGTCTCCGTGCCCGATGGCGCTCCTGCCGAGAACACCAAGGAGTACGGGTCGAAATTCGACTATTTAGCCGCACCGGAGCTAGAACGCGTTAAAACATGGATTTTAGCCGTTGATAACGATGGCCCTGGCCTTCGGTTGGAAAATGAGCTAGCGCGCAGATTTGGGCATGATACGTGCGTCAGAGTGGCATGGCCAGCCGGCTGCAAGGATGCAAATGACACACTTCAACAATATGGCGTCGATATGCTGCGCGGTTGCATTCAAAACGCAACACCGTATCCGATTGAAGGCGCGTTCGGCATTGATGACGTTGAAGCGGAGCTTGATAAACTTTTTACCGATGGAATGCCCAAGGGGCAATCTACTGGTTGGCATGAGATGGATGATTTTTTGACGTTGTTGCCAGGCCAGATGACGATTGTGACTGGTGTTCCTTCGCATGGTAAAAGCGAGTGGCTTGATGCTCTTACAATGAATCTCGCAGAACAAGGTTGGCGGTTCGGCATGTATTCACCGGAAAATCACCCGATACATTTTCACTTAGCGAAACTCGCAGAAAAACACATGGGAACCCGCTTTGGCATTCATGCAGATAGAGGCCAGTATGAATTCACTAAAGCATGGTTAAGAGATCATTATTGGTTGATTGCACCCGAAGAGCCCACTTTAGATTGCGTGTTAGATATTGCAAAACGCATGGTGCGAACACATGGGATAAACGGTTTGGTGATTGACCCTTGGAATGAAATCGAGCATTCGCGCACGGATGGCAGTAGTGAGACTGAATATGTCTCTAAGTGCCTAACAAAAATTCGCCTGTTTGCGCGCAGAAGCGGAGTGCATGTTTTTATTGTTGCGCATCCGACCAAATTGCAAAAAGACAAAGATGGCACCTATCCAATCCCAACCCCTTACGATATTAGCGGTAGTGCTCATTGGCGTAACAAAGCCGATAACTGCATTACTGTTTGGCGTGATGTTGCAGATGAGACAAAACCATCGGAAATTCATGTGCAAAAAGTTCGTTTCCGTTTTTTGGGTAAGGTGGGCGCAGTGGAGTTGCATTGGATGCCTGAATCTGGGCGTTATTCTGATGAGGCGCCTATTCGTTATTCTGGGTTGTAATATTCAAATTAAACACCCCTTTTTTACCACATGAGGAATAAAATGTCTGGAGTCAAAATGAGTACGTACTATCCCGAACAAGACGAGCAACGCATGGACATTATCGGCAGCAATGGCAATGACGGAGAGCACTATGCCGAAGTCGCCAGGCCAATGACGGCAGCTTATTTCATGAGCCGCGCGATAGACATTATGACGCAGCGTGGCGAGACGTATGACGCACCGGGCGGAGAGAGGTCGATGGCAGCAGCGGTGGTCTGCTTCAACGCGAAGACAGGCCACAATTTAACTGAAGCTGAAGGCTGGTTATTGATGCAGGATTTGAAAGATGTTCGGCAATGGCAGAGTAAGTATTTTCACCAAGACAGTGCTGAGGACTGCGTGGCGTATGCAGCACTGAAAGCGGAGGCCCTAGCAAACGATGCGAAAAAACGCGACCCATCAATTTAAGCGATGCGCTTTAATGATTCCCAATCCGTTGTTGGAGGAATTGATTCTGGCTGGTAGGGAATGTTGCAGACTGCGCGGTCGAGATGAGTATGATGCTGCAAAAGTACACATGGAAGACGTGGAAGCGAAAATACGAGCAACTTACCCGGATTTGTTCGTAGATGTCTGACATAGTCATTGTTCGTACCGACAAAGATTTGCCGGATGAGAAAACCCGCGCGGTCGTGCGGGATTTCCTGTTTGGTGTCATCGACGGTATCAAGCAAGCGGATGCGCAAGCCTGGAGGCGATTTGTAAAACATATCGTCGGCATGGGATCTGGCGAGATGTGCAGAATTTCGGTCGTTTTCCCGAGGCATCGCGCATTCCACCGTCGGCACATGCTGATTGAGAGCCGGGTGTTTGACGCGCAGGAACGCTTCAAAGATTTTGAGCAATTCAGAAATTGGCTAAAAATTGGCGCGGGTTTTGTGGATTGGGTGCCTGGCGCAAAAGGTGGCATCGTTCCGTTACCAAAGTCAATCAGCTATGCCAAAACTGACCAACAAGAATTCGAGATATATCACAAAGATATGATTGATTTTCTCTATGGTGAGCACTGTGCGCCGTATCTCTGGCGTCACCTAGACGATCCATACGAAATGATTAGAGTGATCCTTGAAGAATTCAACGAGGTGAGACCGATTCGATTAGGCAAAGTGATGCAGGAGAGGTTGCTATGACATTCCGGTCGAGGGCCTTACTCAATTTAGCGCAAGATGCACCGCATTGCATGTCATGCGGGCGATACAACGACGGCACAGTCGTGGCAGCGCATTGTAATGAACAAGCAGCAGGGAAGGGGATGGGCATAAAAGCCAGCGATTCTGCTGTCGCATTCGTCTGCGGGCGCTGCCATGACGAAATCGACAATCGCACAGGTAAAGAATCGCGGGATTATGTGCAGTCTATGTGGCGTAGAGCGTTCTACAAAACCCTCGACTGGATGTGGAGTAGCGGCAAGGTGCGGGTTAGTTCTCATGGGGAATAAATTGGAACATATTGCAGATGCTCAATGTAGAAATTGTATCTATCTCGACGCTGGAACACAGACTGATGTCGCGGATATTCGTATTGCGAAATGCAGGAATCAAACCGGGGCAAAAATTGGGGCAACTGCAATAAAGGACGACTATGTTGAGTTGTATTCAACATGTGATCAATATGTATCAATATTTAAGAAATGAGCTGCATATATTGCGATATATTATCGAATACATATACCTCACAGGTCTGCTGTCAGCAACGCCTGCACGACGATCAGGAGCGGTATGCGATGCAGCGTGAAGCATTGCGTATTGCGCGAGTTAGAGGACAGCGCGACCGTGCATCGGAAATCTACAGATACGAGCGTGAGTTTGGTGAATCGCGCACAGAGAAACTGAAAATCGAGGTCAAACGCTACTGGGGGTTACTACGTGCAGCTACCTGAAGGAAATACGAAAATTGGTTGGGAGAGGTTGGAAAACTGGCATCGGTGGAACCGTGCCGGTAGTGCTGGCATGATTGCAAAATTGTCATATCCTGCGCTTATTCCGGCATGTTCACAGTACAGATCAAGCGAGGTTTTCGCGGAAACGCCAGAATACATACCGCCGGTTGATACTAAAGATGCGTATGAAGTCGAGTGCATCCTGCGCGAACTGCCGGGGCACTTGCGCAATGCGACGAAATTCTACTTTTTCGGCAGACCCAAAATTGTCGGTGTGTCGCGCGACGTGATTGAGGGCTGGGTACTTCACGCCGCACGAGAGATTGCAGAGCGGTAAAAAATAATTTGAAAATATTTGCAAAAACTTCTTGACGTTCGTTTGAATGTGGCCCATAATTCAAGCATCAAGACGGCGCGCTGAACGGTTCAGCGAAACAGACAGGAGCAGCAAAATGAAAACCCTCAGCACTTTCAAATCAGAGTACCCAGGCATGACATTCTGGACATGTGATGCGGGCCAGAATGATAACGGCGCGTCCATGTTGGATGTGCTGGTTTACAACTCTGTTGCCGACATGGCAGCGGATGATGACAACAGTCTGGCGATAGCCCGCGCCACGGTTCTGGATGACAGCATGTTTGGCCGCATTAACGAGGACGGCAATGTCGATGTGTTTAACGCAGATGGATCAGCAGCCACTCGGTTGGATTCAAGGGTATGGCCGGTCGGCAGCGATTTGTCAGGCGCATACGAACACCCGGCAGGCATCACAATTACGCGAGAAGACGCAGAAAAAATCCAGCTAACTCTGGAAGATTAACCACTTACCCGCCCCGCATCACGCGGGGCAACAAGGAGCAGATCATGATTACTGTAAACACCCAACATGGCACTGGCGGTCAGTGGACGACGGATTTCAGCGCGAACGTAGGCCCGATGAATCTTTTGAAAGCGGTAAAAGCGCCGACTAGCGGTCAACACGGAGTCGGCGGCTATCGTACCAACCTGCAAATCGGAGACGTTGTTATTGACCAATTCGAGCTGCAGAATCTTACGCTTGAAAAAGCACGTCAAATCTGCGCAAAGCCAGAAGACTTTCAGTCGCGCTAAAAGGAGAAAGACCATGACCACCATCATTTCAAAAAATGAACAAAACATGAAAGAGTTGTACGCGAAAGCGTTTACGCTCAAAGACGGCGATATGCTGCTGACGGCATCCCCGTCTGAAATAGACGAAGCTGGCGAATGGATGGGGATCAATGGGGTGTCTGGCGTTTATTTCGATCCAGAAAGCCCAATTGAAAAGTATAGTGATTTTATGTTTGTGTTGATTGGCCCGGAAATGTCTGCCATTCGCCTGTATAACTGAAAGGAGAAAGACCATGTTTGAAAATACAGGATTTCAATTCGATGCGCAACACCGCATCGAAGCGGGCGAAGACCCGCAGGCACTGGTTCATATTACCGGCAACCGTGAGCTGTCCAGCAGTATCACGCTGGAGCAGTATCAGCGTGGGGGTTACACCAGCACCTACAAGACGCTGGTTGAAGTTGCCACTTCCGGTTGCTGGAACCGGATTGACTGGGGGGATGAATAATGAGTAGGCGCTACTTGAAACACGGTACGAAGCTGACGATACATATCGTCGGCAATGTGGGGCCGAGTGGCACACTGTTTGATGTTATCCCTGACGCGACGGCGACGGCGAGTTACAGTGGCAACAACCCTGAAAGTATTTGGGAGGGGGTTGGAAGTATGACAAATTATGGCGTGACGTATGATGTGTTCGTCGAGGCGGAAACAGGTCGCCTTTGGTTTGATAACGATAACGGGTATTAAGTTGAAGCCAATGAATAAGCCCGAAAACAAACGCGGTGGCGCGCGAAAAAACGCTGGTCTAGCGCCAGACGCTGATGGTGAAAAGCTGAAGCCCTATCGCTTAACGCTAGACCACGACACGAGTTGCCTGTTTCGTACAGTCGGGATGGGCAATATGTCCCGAGGCGCGCGAGTAGTTGCGCGTGTTTTCGCTGCAACAAATACCACAAAAGATAAAAACGTGGTATAACGACACCAAGGGGCGAACTCCGTCCTCAATCTAACCGCCTGTTGTTTGGGCGGTTTTTTTACGTCTGGTGGAAAGGGAAATGGCTAAAAAGGACATTGATTGGGAGGCAATTGAACGTGAATATCGCATAGGTATTCGATCAACTAGAGATTTAGCTGCGGAATTCGGCGTGTCTCATGTGACGATTCACAATAGAGCTCAACAAGAATCGTGGGATCGCGACCTAGCGGCTAGGATCAAGGTCAAAGCTGAGGCAAAAATTAACAGAGCCGCAGTTAACACGGAAATTAACAGTGTTAATAAAGCAGCCGAACGCGAGATCATCGAAGCTAATTCAGAGATGCAATCTCGCTTCATCCTGGAATCGCGCGCTGACATTGCAAAGCATCAAGAGATCACGACCAGGCTGCTCGAAGAGCTTGAAGCGTATGGCGATGAACTCGGGAAAAAAGCACAAATAAACAAAATGTTGGCTGAGACTCGCAAGACATTGATTGCATTGCAGCGCGAGGCTCTCGGTATTGACTCAATGCGCACAATTGAAAGCGACGACATGAATATTAGCGTGAGTTTTGTTTCGCCATGAATGCCCAATTCCCCGGCAAACTGAAATTTCTATTCGACCCGGCGAGATATAAAGTTGCGTATGGCGGCAGGGGAAGCGGGAAATCTTGGGGGTTTGCGCGTGCATTGCTTATCTTAGGCGCAAAGAAAAAAACGCGCATTCTCTGCACGCGTGAAGTGCAGAAATCAATCAAGGACTCGGTTCATAAGCTACTGAGTGATCAAATCAAGGCGCTAGGTTTAGAACGGCATTACCAGATTCTGGAAACGCAGATTAGGGGCAAGAATGGCACTGAGATATTTTTCTCCGGCCTATCGAATCAGACTGCGGATTCCATCAAGTCGTTTGAGTCGGTCAACATTTGTTGGGTTGAGGAAGCGCAAACAGTCTCGAAAAAATCATGGGATGTGTTGCGGCCAACGATTCGCGCGGATGAATCAGAGATTTGGGTGACGTTTAATCCTGACCTGGAAACCGACCCGACGTATGAGGCATTCGTGACGAACCAGCCGGCAGACTGCGTGACGGTCGAAATGAATTGGCACGACAACCCTTGGTTCACCCGAGTACTGGAAGCTGAACGGATTGAATGCTTGGAGAAGCAGCCTAAAGATTACCCAACAATCTGGGAAGGTAAGTGTCGTCCCGCAGTGCAAGGCGCTATCTACTACGACGAGATCGTTACAGCGGTGTCTGAGTCGAGAATTCGTAGCGTGCCGATTAACCCGACGATTCCAGTGCATAGAGTTTGGGATTTAGGGTACAACGATCTAATGTCGATCATTCTCACGCAACGCATTGCGTCGGAGATTGCAATCGTTGGCTACATCACCGGCCAGCGCAGAATTTTGAGTGATTACATCGCGGAGATGAAGAATTCACCGAGGTATTCAGGCTGTATGTTTGGCACTGATTACCTGCCGCACGATGGATTCGCGACACGACACCAAACTGGCCGCACTGACGCCGATGTTCTGCGCGGACTAGGTTGCACGGTTGAAGAAACGCCGCATCAAACAGTGGAGCAGGGTATTAGGCAAGCGCGGCTGATGTTCCCAAGGGTTTATATCGACGCTGAGGCGACACAAAGCGACAACGAAGATATGCCAGGGCTGGTGGAATGCCTTAAACGCTATCGTAGGCACATCAATGCGCAAACATTGACAGCAGGCGCACCGGTGCATGATGTTCACAGCAACGGCGCGGATGCGTTTCGGTATCTGGCGCTGGTCGCAGATTCGATGCCTAGCAGTCTAAACCCTCACATGAATCACGCGGTATTCTCCGGCACAAGTTATCTAGGCAGAGCACCCGCAACGTCAGCAGGTTACTAAGGAAAAAAAATGAACACTATCGACCAAGATCAAGAGCAGTACCTCGTTGCCGCGAAAGAGATGTTTGCTGGCAATATGACGCCGATGAGCAATCCGTTATTCAATATCGGGGCGGATCTGCTAAGTGAATTCAACGAGGCGGACATGATGCGGCGTGAGAATGAATTACGCTGGCTGACTGACTTGCGTCAGTACAAAGGCATCTACGAGCCGGAAGAAGAAGCAAAAATGAAAGGCTCAAAGGCTTTCATGCGCAAGACTCGGGTAAAAGTGGAGAGCGTGGACGCTAGGATGATGGACTTGTTGTTTCCAGCGAACAGAGAGCGAAACTTTGACATTGAAGCGACGCCAGAACCTTCGATTGCGCCTGAAATTCACGCTTCTCTGGTTAAGCAGATTGCAACATTGACCGGTGCGGAACCGTCGCCAGACCAACTAAAGACTGGCATTCGCGAGTATGTTGCTGAATGCGCAAAAAAAATGGCATCGCGCATTGATGACCAACTGACTGAAGCTAAATACCGCAACATTTCGCGCGAAGTGATGCACAGTGGACACGTTTACGGCACCGGTATTCTGAAAGGCCCGCTAGTCGAACGCCGTCAGCGGATTCGTTACGTTTGGGAGAATGGCGCGTATCAGCAAAAGACCGAGTCGTTTGCTGCACCGTTTATCTCGCATGTGCCGGTATGGCGCTGGTATCCCGATATGACGGTGACTGAGCTAAGTGATTGCCGCTATGTTTGGGAGCATCATCGCCTTGGCCGTTCTGGTCTGGCTGAACTTGCAACGCGCAAATCGTTTGATGGCGTGTCAATTCGCTCATACATCGACACTAATCCGGATGGCGCAATCAAGATCATGAACTATGAACATGAGCTGCGCGGACTGAAAGACGAGAATTCTACGACGCTGGTACACAGTCGGTCAGGTCAATACGACGTGCTAGAGCGCACCGGTTGGCTTACTGGCGAGTTGCTCAAGTCATGCGGTGTTGAGATACCGGCAGAGCGACTGCATGAAGCGTTTTTCTCCAACATCTGGATTCTCCCTGACGGACAGGTGATTAAGGCGATTCTGTCACCAATTGAAGGCCAGCAATGGCCATATCATCTCTATTACCTAGAGAAAGACGAGACAAGTATTTTCGGTGATGGCTTGCCCGCAATCATGCGTGACGATCAGAAAATGTTGAACGCCGCTGCCCGGATGATTTTGGACAATGCGGCGATGACGACAATCCCGCAATTTGAGGTTTTCGCTACCGCTTTTCCGCCTGGCACTGATCTCGTGACGATGTATCCGGGCAAAATCTGGCCGCGCGTAGGCGGGGATTTCAGTTCGCCGGCTATCCGTTCACTGAATTTCGACAGCAATCTTGGAGACCTGTTGCCGATACTGAATCTTTTCGACAATAACGCCGATGAAACCACGGCAATCCCTAAATTCACCTATGGCGATAACCCCGGCAATGGCGCTGCTGCAACAATGGGCGGGCTATCGATGCTGATGGCGCAAGCCAATATCGCGTTGAAAGACATGATCGTCTCGTTTGATGAGGGCGTAACCAAGCCTTTTATCGAACAGTTATATCGTTGGAACATGAAGTTTTCAGCAGATAACACGATTAAGGGCGACTACGACGTAAAAGCGCGTGGTGCGTCTTCGCTGGTCGCGAAAGAGGTACGGGCGAATACCTTGTCGCAATTCGGCGCAATGCTGCAACCTGAAGAACGCCCATTCATCAAGTGGGACTCGCTGGTACGACAAAAAGCTGATGCTTCTGACCTCACCGACTTAATCAAAACTGAGCAAGAGGCGCAACAGGCGATGCAAGACCCGATGGTTCAGCAGCAACAGCAAATGGCGATGATGCAAGCTGAACTCAATCTAGCAATCATGCGCAGCAAGGTAGCCGAACAAGAAGCGCGAGCCAACAAGATCAATGCTGAGACGGTGGCGGCTAAAGTTGAGGCAATCTATGCGTCTCT